GATAGTTTGCAAAGCCTCTGCACTCTACCCCTCCAGAAAGAGATTCAATCAAACTACGTGTTATTGGTTGGAAGTAATTTTTCTTTGTATTCACATCTCCAGCAACGTATATCCCAGCAATACGCAAAGCTCCATCCTCTCGTAGCACGAGAAGAGATCCACAATCGCCATGAGCAAGATCTGGTATATCCGTTGTATACAACTGAGCGGTGTACTCTGCATAAATTCCATCTGCGTACTTAACATTTCCAGTGAGTTGAAGTTTCCCAACAGGGACAGCAAAAGTACAACGGGGTCCAGCATTCAAAGTCTCACTGATGCGTGGAACAAGTGCCATCAAGTCCAAGCGTTTTGAAAAGAAACCACTAGGTTGAAGAACATCATGACAAATGTGTCCCAGAAGCGACCGCTGTATTTTGAGTGATTTAAACCGAACAAGTATACCATCACTGTTTTCAAGATCAAAACCAGAAACATTCTTCGCAGATCGAAAATCATGAATCGAATCATCAAACACAGTCTCCGTAAAAGATGTTGTGTCAGTTTCCACACGGAACCGGTAAGATTTACACTTTTCGCCTCCAAGAATATGTCTTGGCACAAGGACCATGTTGGAAACAACTTGCAAACCATACATCGTTATTTGACGAGGTCCATCGGAAAGAAGAGTTATACGCACAAACTGTGAGGCAAATCGATCTATCATGTGTGCATCGCCCTCATTAACATTAATCTCAGAGTCTAATTCCGAGATCCAATCTGCCGCATGAGCACGAGCTCCACCACGAATCCTTCGTGTTGTTGCACCTTTCTTTCCTTGTCTCTTATTTCCATGTTTCTCATACTTGACCCAAGAACGTTTCTCTGGATCGTAAAAATAACGATTTCCTTCACGATCCTCATAACCTCGATCATCACCTTGCCAAGACAACCCGGCTTGCTCACGCATGTACAACATATGCTCAATGTCATTGCCATTGCACACTATTTTGTCCTTCTTTGACACAAACATCGACAAAATCACAGATAAAAGCGTTTTAACAAAATTAATCATAATAAAAGCAAAGAAACAGAAAATGAAAAAGCGATACAATATAATACAAAAGCCAAGAACACCAACCCAAAAAGCTGAGTATTGTTGCTCAATGCCCATGCGATCACGAACTTCGCATAAGACCTCATAATCATCAGGAGCAAAGACACCAACACTCACAAGATGTAAATGACGAAGCTGAAACTGAATACGCTGTCCATTTATATTTGGCCCAATCATGGTTTTGTTATCACCATCTGCAAAGAGAAAACCTCTTCCACCAAGACGAGCCACAAAATATGGCAAATCGTGTTCAACTGCAGGAGCGACACGACCACGACAAAACGTCCGATAAGCAGTCACAACATCAAGCGCACATGTTAAACGTTCCTCAGTCGCACCTTCCTCAAAATCAAAAGACTGAGAAACGCCTCTACAATACCACGATTCAAACAAAGAAACAGAACTACCAAAACGACATTTAACTATTTTCCTAAGCAACGAAACATTAAAGTTCACAAGTTCATTCAAGCTAGAAATGCTACGAATCATCTCTCCGTTAGAACTCCCAAAAACCATATCACCATACTGGTTACGCAATGGAAACTGATATTCACTGTATTCAGCATGGTCACCCACATGACCTGGAAGAATCAAAGATTGAGTAACAACTTCATCGGAAGCATGTGCCTTGGCAGCTATATTCGCTTCACGATTTTTAGCCTTCACAGATTCAACAACTCTGTCAACAAGCGCATCCAAAGAAATGGTTGTGTAGTCATCCACGTAAAATTTATTCACTGCAGGTTCAACAGAAGTGTCAACATACTTTAGAGGCCATCCCGCTTGAGTAAAATCATCAGAACGTGAAGGTGCAGTTGCACCAG